CACTAGCATACAATACTCACTACCTAGGTTTCAATGCTAATATGTTAGCAAATGAAATTTATTTAGATAGTGCAGACATAAGAAAAAATATTGTTTCATTAGCAAAGATGTTGGGTTATACTCCATCATCACCAAGAGCTCCTATTGCAAACGTAGATATACTTTTAAATAACGCTACAGGTGCTTCTGTAAAAATGAACAAAGGAACAACTTTTACTTCTACAGTTGATGGCATTGCATATGAGTTTGTTACAAACCAAGATGTTACAATAACACCTGCCGATGGTGTTTACAGATTTTCAAATGTATCTTTATATGAAGGTACTTTAGTAACTTATCGTTACACGGTTGATAGTACAGACGTAGACCAAAAATATATTATACCAAGTGTTAATGCTGATACTTCAACTTTAAAAGTTTCAGTTCAAAATTCAGCAGGCGATACTACCATATCAACTTACACACTTGCAAGTGGATTAAAAAGTTTAACAGATACATCTAAAGCATATTTCTTACAAGAAACTGATACAGGTAAGTTTGAAGTTTATTTTGGTGATGGTGTTATAGGACAAAACTTATCAGACGGTAACATTGTAATTTTAGAATACGTTGTAACAAATAAAACAGAAGCAAACGGTGCTTCTACATTTACACTATCAGGTTCAATTGGTGGATTTACAAATGTTTCTGTTTCAACTAATTCATCAGCACAAGGCGGTGCTGAATCAGAATCAAAAGAGTCAATTAGATTTAATGCACCATTACAATATACATCACAAGATCGTGCTGTAACTACAACAGATTACGAAACAATTGTAAAATCAATTTATCCTAATGCGTTATCAATAAGTGCTTGGGGTGGTGAAGATGATGAAACTCCAGTTTATGGTGTTGTAAAAATTGCTATCAAAGCGGCGTCAGGTTCTACATTAACAAACGCTACAAAACAAAATATAGTTACATCTTTAAAACCTTATAACGTTGCGTCTGTGAGACCAGAGATTGTTGATCCAGAAACTACATCTATATTATTAACAGTAAATGCTAAGTATGATAAAAAATCAACAACAAAAACAGCAGATACTTTAAAATCAGAAATTATAAGTGCGATTACAAATTACAATACAAACACTTTACAAAAATTTGATGCTGTGTTTAGATATTCAAAACTAACAGGTTTAATAGATGATGTTGACACTTCTATACTTTCAAATATCACAACAGTTGATACGAGAAAATCATTTACACCTACATTAAGTTCATCTACAAGATATGATGTTTACTTTAGAAATGCGATATACAATCCTCACACAGGACACGAACCAATTTTATCATCTACAGGATTTACAGTTGCAGGTAATTCAAACGAAATGTTTTTAGATGATGATGGATTAGGTAACGTTAGAAGATATTATCTATCATCAGGTATTAGAACATATGCTAATAACACACAAGGTACAATTGATTATAGTACAGGACAAATTACAATTAATTCTTTAAATGTTTCATCAATTTCAAATATTAGAGGTGCGTCATCATCTGTAATTGAATTAACAGTTACACCAAATTCTAATGATGTTGTACCTGTAAGAAATCAAATTATAGAAATAGATGTTGCAAATTCAAACATAACGGTAGAAGAAGATACTTTTGTAGGAGGTTCTGCTGAGGCAGGAGTTGGTTACACGACTACAACAAGTTATTAGTGTTCAATGGCAAAATTTAATGACAAAATCTCAACGCTCATTAATAGTCAATTACCAGATTTTGTAATTGATGATCACCCACAATTTGCCAAATTTCTAAAACTTTACTTTACATTTATGGAATCTGCCGAGTTGCAGGTTACCTCAATTGAATCTACAGACGGTATAACTTTAGAAAACGAAACAGGTCGTACAGATAATTTATTATTAGATGGTAGTAAAATTAGTTCAGAAAGAACACAGTTAGACTCTGGTGAAAAATTAATTTTAGAAGATTCTTCTTTTGGTAAATTTACAGTAGGTGAAACTGTAACAGGTAGTACATCAAACGCAACCGCAACTGTTGTTGCTGAAGATTTAGCAAACAATAGAATTTTTATATCAGCACAAGATAAATTTATTAAAGGTGAAATCATTACGGGTGATTCATCTGGTGCTCAAGCAGTTATTAATAACTACCGACCTAATCCTGTACAAAACATTCAACAACTTTTAAACTTTAGAGATCCAGATAAAGTTATTTCTGATTTCTTAACAAAGTTTAGAAATGAATTTTTAAAAACAATACCTGAAGAATTAGCATCAGGATTAGATAAAAGAAATTTAATTAAAAATATTAAATCTATGTACCGATTAAAAGGTACTAATGAAGGTCACGCATTATTTTTTAGAATTTTATTTAACGAAGTATCTGAAACATTTTATCCAAGAGAACAAATTTTAAAGGCGTCTGATGGACAATGGGATACACAAAAAGTTTTAAGAGCAGTTGCAACAATAGGTAACACAACTAATTTAGTTGGTCGTACTATTACAGGACAAACTTCAGGTGCTACTGCTATTGTTGAATCAGTCAGAAAGTTTATTTTAGGTGCAAAAGAAATATCAGAATTTATAATTAACAATGATACCTATGATGGTACGTTTGTTATCGGTGAACAAATTACAGGAACAGAAACAGACGCTGATGATTATTTTATAAAAGCAAATATTACAGGTATACCAGGTACAAAAACTGTTACTAATGACGGTAACTTATATACGACTGCCGATTTAATTACAATTAATGGTGGTGGTGTTGGTGCTAGTTTAACTATTAATGATGTAGGTACAGGTGGTATATCAGAAATTATTATAGATGATAATGGATCAGGTTATACAGTAGGAGATGTTTTAAACTTTACTAATACAGGAACACAAGGTGCAAATGCCGCTGGTTTTGTTTCAGTTGTTAATGGAGGTTTTACACTTGAAGAAAGCACATCATCAACTGAAGATCATATTGTTTTAGAAGATGAAACAACAAGAGGCGATCAATACTTTGGAAATAAAATTGTACAAGAACCTGAAACTAATTCTAATCTAAATGATATCACAGATATTTTTTTAACAAACAATGGAAGTGGTTATTTAACTTTACCGACTGTTACAGTAACATCATCTGGTACAGGTGCAAACGTATTAGCATATGGTACAGAAATAGGAAGAGTAATTGGATTAAAAACAAACGAATTAGGAGAAGGATATGAAGAGTCTCCAACTCCACCTACAATTGAATTTAGAAATAATTTAATCTTAACATCTATTACAGGTAGTTTTGTAGAAGACGATACCGTAACAGGTGGTACTTCAGGTGCAACTGGTACTGTTGTAAGTTTTGATAGTGATAGAAATTTATTAAAACTAAAAGATGTATCAAACTCTTTTGATGTAGATGAAACTGTAACATCAACAAGTGGTGGATCTGCTACACTTTCAAAAATAGATGTTGCAAGTGCAAGTGTAGATGTAGTTTCTGTTGCTGACACAGATGGTAAGTTTTTAAATGAAGACGGGTTTTCATCAGAATCAACAATGAAGATACAAGATAGTTTATACTATCAGGACTTCTCTTACGTATTAAAAGTAGGACGATCAATTAATAACTGGCGTGATTCATTTAAAAAGACAATGCACACTGCTGGTTTCTACTTTACAGGTCAAGTTGATTTAGAAAACAGATTAAATTTAAGAGTGAAGGCGCCAGTAGATGGTGTTATATCTGGTGTTTCTGAATCACCTCTATTCTCTATACTTAATACTTTATTCAGTACACTATTTGGTAGAAGATTAGGAACAGTAGATGACGGTACAACTTTAAGAGCAACAGCAAACATACCTGCTGATGTTGACTTAAATCCTGCAACTGTAGAACACTTTACAGCAAATACAAGAGATTTAACTTTAAGTAGACCTACTTTAGAAATTGATTACACAAGTAGAGTTAGAAGAACAATAGACGGTGTAAATATTTCACAAGGTTTTGCATATGCAGGTCCTAGATTTGGTACACTAAACAAATTTGCCAATACAGCATTTGGTGTTAATAATAGTGCTAGTGGTATTACATTCCAAACTTTAAATGAAATTAAAGTAAGAGGAACAAGATCATCTTTAGATGGTAGAGAAGCTATATTTTTAATGACTTCAAATGAAGATGGTCAAAAAGTTAAGACAGACTTTACTTTACCTGCTGAAATCGCAATATCAGAACCTTTATTTGATAATACTTTGATTAAATTTGACAACACAAACTTTACAATGGATGATACAAACCCATAATAAACGATTATAAATATAGATATAAAAGAGAGTTTAATCAATGGCAAAACAAACAATTAATATAGGATCAGTACCTAATGACGGAACGGGTAGTACCCTACGTGAAGGTGGTGATCTAATTAATGATAATTTTAATGAAATTTATACTGCCATTGGTGATGGTACTACGTTAACATCTGGTACTTTTCTTACTACATTAAATACTGAAACAGTACAAAATAAAACAATAAGTGGTTCAAATAATACATTATCAAATATTGGTAATTCTTC